TGCCTACCTTGTATTCTAAAATGAAAGCCTGGTAAAACTCGTCTCCCATTAACATGCGCAAGGTTTCTTGGGCGCGGTGGATCAGGTGAGATACTTCTTTATCCGGAAGGTTCTCGGGCATATCACACTCGTCTTTTAGATACGCGTAGGTAATGAGTTTATCTAGTTTAGCCATGCGTCCAGTTCTTTAAGCTTTGTCTCCAAGAAAACTTCCATGTCCTTCCCTCCCCAGGCGGCATACTGTAAAACATTGCATCCTTCGTTAAATGCGCTGCTGGCATATTCAGGACGCTTTTTAAGGTATGAGTGAATCCGTTTAAGATTCCTAAGCCCGAGGTTCTGATTGTTTAAAATCGCCTCAGCTACCTCCCGCCCGCCTTTACCCCCACAGGTCAAACCCATTTTGTCTTGATAATCTAACGCTTTTTTTACCATTGCCCGAACATTTTCAGGAAAAGGAACAGGAACTGAGTTGGTTAATCGTGCTTGTGGTGGTGCTTTTGGCTCAAGTGAATCGTCCATCAGCTCAATCTCTGTGTTCTGATCGATCCAAAGACGTTGTTCTTCCTCACTCAACACATTCCAGATCTTTTCATCGATTACTTCAAGTTCAGGATAAGGATTGTAAGGTGTAATGGTTATATCGCCCGTATAAGGCACTGAAAAATACTTCCAGATCATTTGATAGGCGTCTGTCAAGAACCGCTGAGGCTTCTTAGATCGCTGCTGCATGAGCTTCACCGCGACTCGGACCGTATTCCCATCCCCGCCTAAACTCACGCCCTCATTGATGTTGGCTAGAATAGAGGGTACTTTAAAAGCGATGGTTATCTTTTTGGTCGCCTGGTTGTCGATCGTAACGAACAAATCCCCGTTGTTATTGGATGGCATCGGTAGGATCTCAGGTTTTTCGTCTGGATTGGTCACCCAATAGACAAACATATTACCGATACGCTTGGCACCCATGAAATTATTACTCACAAGCTCATCGAACGCCTCGGCTACGGTCTGTCTTGGCTCTGTATCGCTGGCTTCCGGGTTATTTATCGGTTCGTTCGGGTTGCCCTTCATTAAAAGCATGAACGACTGAAGAAACCCGTTGTTGATATTGTCTTCGTGGTAGTCAGAAACCCCGCTTTCGATCTTCATCCACTTGATTGCTGAGTGTGCGGCCGGTAAAGGATAGAATCTACTCAGTGCTGTGGTGGTTCCAAAGAACAAAACTTGACCTTTGTAGTTGTTTCCCTGATCTTTTAGCTGCTCTTTGATCGTGCGTTGGTCGAATGCGTCATAGTAACAGGTGTCCTGCTGTTTTAACGTCGTAAAATCTGAGGTTCCAAAGTAAGGATTGTATAAAATCTTTGAGATATAGCCCGTACTATCGGGTTTTCCTAGTCTGCAGTTCTCAAAAGGCAGTACATACCACTCGGTTATACGTCCAAGGGCGTCAAACATGAACCGCCAGGCGAATCCTTCGAACTCTCCGAAGTCTTTTACCGTCTGCTGATGGATTTGGAAGAACGTTTCGCCTTTGGCGTTTACAATCTTCTTTTCTAGGCCTGTTTCTTTCGATCCTGCGAACCCTGAGCCTTCAAGAAAGTCTTGTATCGTTGAAACACATGAAGTCCCTGACGGGCTTTCTGATATGGCCTTATGCCACGTTAAAGGGAAGTCATCTGATCCGTGGAAATATGGGATGTACTCGTTATAGTTGAGGTTTTGCCTCCGTGTCGGCTGACGGAATAGATTATAGATCTTGCCGAAGAAGTTCGCCATACTCTGGGATGTTGAAGCGGTTCGGCACACGGACCAAACGCTTGCCGTAAAACTTACACATTTCCCCTTCTTTCGCAGACATTAAATCTTGCCTGATGGTCGAACGCTCTAAATTTGCGCGTGCGGTACTGTTGCGGATCTTTATTTCGTAGTCTTTGCGTACCCATGAGTAGTGGTGCATCGTTACTTCCTCGGTGTACTCAACCCCTGAGGTGATGTTCAGTGAGCGGGTAGGATCGATGCGGATTTTTCCATCAATCCAGGCGAAAGGGTATTTGCGGTTGAATTCGTGCTGTATTGTTGGCGTAAGTTCATGAATAAACGGAACGAGTGTCGTATCCCGTCCTATGGTTAATTCAGGGGACGCGAAGTAACAATTTAAAGGACACACAAGCCCTTTTAAATTTGGTTCGTCTAAAAACCGTTGCTTGGCTCGTTTAAATTCTTCCGGATCGTAGAATTCGTCTGCGTCCATGGTTAAAAAATGCGTGTAACCTGCCTTTCTTGCGATATTAAGGCCAAAATTCCGTTTGTCTGTCTCACTGTGTACAGCCATTGGATGTGCTGGCTCCCTTAAAATGATGTTCCCGCGCCAGTGTTCCGGTATAGGAAAGTACTCCCCGTAGTTAGATTTCGATGATCCTACAACGATTATGCCATCCACCAAGTCATCGATGTTTTTAACCGCATGGTCGAGCAAATCCCAATCAGCCCAAACGTTAAAAATTGCGCATAATTTCATTTAAATGGATTTAAATTTCTAAATTGCGGTGTACTGTTATTTCCAATAGGCAGTAGGTAAAAAAACCATTAGCCCGGAGACTGGAAACCTTCGGGCTTATTTTTTTGCCAGTATCCCTTTGGGCATTCTTCTTCTGGTAGTCTTGCCTTTGCCTGTAGTACGCAACCGCAATATCCACATAACATTCCATGGCGTACAGGGCACTCTGAACACACCTTTAAACGCTGCTGAGCTAATTTATTATTGGTGTTGGTAATCCAGTACCACCATCCGAGTAATATAGTTGTGATCTTTCTCATGGCATCCCTTGTAGGTAAAAAACTACTCCTTGTTCCGGTGTGCTGTATCCAGGTCCCAAGTACGCACAATGTGAGCCCCCGCGCTGATACTTTAACCCCAACCTGGAAGCTATGATCGACGCGCAGGTCATGTCATGGCGGTGATCGAGCCAGTCCCCTGCGAAACATCCGGCTTTTGCTGAGGCCTTCCATTGCTTAAAGAACTCCATCGCAACTTCTGACTTTTTATTGAGCCCCAAGATGCCTGCCGAGAACATAAAGAACCCGCCCGGGACTTTGCTTTCCTCCTCTGTCAAATCAAAGTATTGCCGTGTGTGTTTATTGGTCCATGATCCGACCCAATGTCCTGCTTCTTCTCCAAAGAACCCTGTTTCCTTTACGATGTTCTCAATTACTGAAATATCCCCAACCCGGTAAACAGAGCTGTCCAGCCATAGAACTATATCATCCTGCTCAAATGCTTTTTCGATGGCATAGATCTTAAACTCATAGGGGCTTTCCTGATGCGTAGGGCTTCCGATCTGTGCGTAATCCGTGAACATCAATTTAGGATAGTCACCCAAAGAGTTTATTAACCGGCGCTGAGGACGGGAATAGTTTTCGGTGGAGAAGTTGACTATGATCATCTCGCGTAAATTAAATTCTCAGGACTTGTATAGATCAACTTAAACCCTCCGAGATACTTCTCATATTTGTCTTTTAATTCCTGGTTGCCATTGTACTCAATACAAATTAGCTTCGTGTCAATCAGGTTCATATCTGGCAGGATAGACATTTCATTTCCTTCTATATCGAGTGAAATAAAATCAAAAGTCTTTATCTTCAACCTGTTCAGGAATGTTTTCCACTTGAATATCTTAACCTCGACAGGCTCATATTTAACCGTAGCTTTGAAGCGGTTCATTTCTGACTGATGAAAGGTTGAGACTAACCCCACATCATCACCGATCAGTTTGCCTGACTCCTGTAGTGTATCTGTCCCGTTGTGATCGCCCAAGGCGAAAGGATAAACGTAAATACCCTTATGCCCTTCATAGAGAGTCTTTAGTTTATCGAATGCCTTTGGGCTAGGCTCCACTAAAACCCCTCGCCATCCTTTCAGAGCCAGTGCGCGTGTGTTGGAAAGTGTGGCCCCGTCATTTGCACCTATATCGATAAAGGTTCCGATGTGATCACCGAAGTATTCAAGGATGTATTTTTCTTCTTCTGATTGTGAGAACATAATATTTAATTATTGTTGCTTTTAGTCTTTTCCAAAATGTAATCTTAAACGGGTAATAAACCTTTGCTTTCCCTCCCCATAAAACTAGCACATCATATTCGCGCAATTGTTCATTGTCTATAATATAATCATCGAATTTTTTTGCATATTCTGGTGTGTATGAATCACCATTAAACTCAATTATTATTAGTGGCTTCATGTCACTTAAAAAAGTAAGCTATATTTGAAATGAATTTGTAATCCGGTTCGTATCCGATTAAGGCGAAGTACTCTTTGCAGGCGGCTTGACAACCGGGTAGCTGCCAGTCATCAATAATAACCACGCCGCCCTTGATTACCTTCTCGAAAAGATGTTGAAGGCACACCCATGTGGAGTTGTATAGATCGCCGTCGAGTCGAAGGATAGCTATATCTTCAAATAACATCCTATCAGGAAGGTCGGTAACTGTTTCCTCGAACCATCCTTGTACAGTGTATAGATTATACTTTATCCTTGAATTGTAATCACTCAGATTTTCGCTAAACGCCATCCTAATATTATCCAAAAAATCATCAATAGATACAACGGTTGCGCCGCTCGTTAGTAGAGCCTGTTTACCAGGATCGGGCAAAGCCTTTTGTTCGGCCTTGGTAAGCATTATAATACCTGGCATCTGATCGTCTCTGTTACTTGGAAGTGGTATACCCTCGAATGAATCAAATGCAAATACCAATTTATTAGCACCATAAAGCATGGCAATTATCTGAGCCCCTGCCGCTACCCCGCATTCAACGTATACGCCTTTAGAGTCAGCGTACTTCTTCGCCATTTCATACGTGAAGTTCAGCGTCTCAATTGAACTGTAAGCAATCCTAGCGGCGTAGTCTAATGGGGTCATCGTTTCGGTTTGTTAGTTATGTAATCGTATAGGTACATTGGCCTTGTGATATGAATCTCTGTCTTCAAAACTTTGCGTTGCATTACCTCCGTTGCCCACAAGAAATCTTCACGCTCCCAAATAGGCTGAAAGGTTATTCCTTTAACTGCCTCGCGTCGCACACACGAAATATGATTCGGGTATCTGAAATATTCACCGTTTCTTTCTTCGTACTTCTCCCCTAGCTTTATAGTAAACTTTCGCTTGTTAACTCCATTGGTGGTCATGTCTCCGATGAACGTTACAACGTCAGGTCCTTCTGATATTGCCCTCATTAAATCATCAACATAATACGAAGGAACCAGATCGTCCGAATCGACAAAGACAAAGTAGTCAGAATCAGTATTTCGAATAAGCTCATTGCGCTTTGTTCCTGTTGGCATTGATCGCCCGGCGTCGTGTATGTGCTTTGTAACCTGTCCATGCCATTTAGCAATCTGAGGATCGAGGATAGTATTTAATCTATTCAGTAAGTTTATACTGTATGTTTCTGGTAATGTTGGAATGAGAATTGCTAACCTCATACCGGAAACCCTTCTGCTTTACGTCTTGCAAATGTAGCTTTACCTTGATCCCAATTAGCTTCGCTGCGTCGATAGGTTTCGTCTACAGGTGCTTTTCCTATTGAGTAGTGGTGATGTGGAAATTTTATCTGAGGAGCTAATTTTAAAGCCCCGATCTTTTTACAAGTGTGATATATGTCCTCGTCAACGTGCATGGATAAGTATGCAGGATGCCAAAAGTATCCAAGCTTCTCATAGAGCGGCCTATTAATAATAGGGATTGTGCATACCTCTGTTTCGAATCGCTGCAAGCAATCATCAACCTTTAAAAGAATTGGTTTTTTTGTGAAGTCCCCACGTTGGTAAAACTGATCAATAATAAGACCTCCCCAATTTTCAGGGCACTTGAAATCATCACTCATATATACCAGAATCTTACCTGATGAAACCGATGCGGCTCTGTTTGTTGCTTCGACTACTGACTTATTATCGTGTATCAAGTATGGGAAATAAAGCTCCTTTGCATATTCCGGTTGTGCCGGATCTGTTGAATCGGTCGCAACAATAATCTCAACTGATGCACTGCATTTTTTTGTCCATTCAATGATGTTTTCTTTGCACTTTTTAGCGCGTCCTCTACTCGGATAAACACAACTTATTATCATATATGCGTTATTTTTAATCCCTCGTTCTGAACATAAACCGAAAATAGACGCTCCAAAAGAAAAGGGACAAGCGGGTAATAGTTAACTCCAATCTTTTTTTGAAGGTGTTCCGCTGATTGGTTGGTGAGGTCTGAATACTTGCTGTCTTGCATCGCAAGATTATTAATTTCCACATCATCCATGATGGATTGCATTGCAGGAGATAGGTAGTTCTTAACATATTGAACATAGATTTCACGTTTCGCGCTAAAATGGTTCTGATAAATCGGTATTTTTATCTCTGAGGGTCTGGTTTTTCCGATTGCAGACAGAATTTTGTCGAACGTTTTCAAAAATCCTGGGTGCCACTGCTCTGCTGCTGATAACATTCGATGTTCTTTCGTGTTTTTTGTGAAACTCATCACCTCATAGTCGCTTTCGAGTAGTTCCTGCGTCAATTCTCGCGGCCTGCCGATGTACCACCTGAACTTTTCCCTTAATTTCCAGCTACACACCGCTATTTTGTCGGCCTTTGTCTCGCTCACTAGCTTAACGATGCAATCATTTTCAAAGAATATCGTCAACTTATCGTTATAGTACGGCTCAGCGAACGGATACAGTTTTGAAAGCTGGCTTTCCTCATAATAGATCTGAACTAACTTGGCTTTAGCCATTTCAAAACACGTGAATAACATGAACCGCACTTAGGATTTACCTTGTCACCAGTCGCGGCGGTATACAATTTAAAAGCGTGATCCCATGTAGCGTTGAAACTGTGACTGTAAGTATTGAATTCCCCTTTTGCGGTGAACTCTGCTATGATTTGCTCCTTCGTCATGACCAAATTTAAAATTAAATCTGAAATTAAAAAAGCCCTAGAAAATTAATTCCAGGGCTTTCGTTTACAGTTAATGAGATGTTTACACAGTCATTGCGTTCAAGTAAGCCAGCGTAGTGCTTGAGCTTCCACCGATCAGAAGTCGTTTAGGCAAGTACCTTTCAGTGCCCACTAAAACGATTTGTGAGGTTGTAGCGTCAACCGCTTGCCGTCCTGCTCCACCGGTAGACCCGTCAGAAGTTAGGCCGTTCTCAGCCCCTAGGATAAGGAATTCACCGGCGTTTGTCTTCACAACAAAGACCGTATCCGCTACACCTAAGTCCTCGATAGCCGCGTCATCCGTTGGGTTAGAGTTGAACAGGCGAAGCGTTAGGCTTTGCTGGTAGCTCTTGTTTCCGCCGTCTGATGTTTGTTCCGTCCATGTAAATTCATGGCTGAACTTTGTACCACCAAATTTATAGAGTCCGCGGTACGTGTTTAGCGGCAAGTCTGTAACATAGGCAGCAGCAGTCACGGGAAGCGGATTTCTTAAATCAGAAAGATTGAACCCCCAGGCTTCACGAGAAAGCCCGCCGGGTTTGCGGAGGTCATCGCAGTTTACGTCAACCCCCGCGCTTATTCCGCAGTTCAGTGGCATATTAGTAAGCGATAGTTGTCAAATCACATTGGATGAACTGAGCGCCGAAACGCATCTCCCCTTGTAGATACAGCGTCTTGTCCTTGCAAGTGTAGCAAGCCTCGATATTGTTAAGGTCTGCCATGTTCTCCGTACCGAAAATTTGATTTTCTGGTATGGTCATGATTGCAAAGTGTCTCAGTAAGTTGTAGTAAGGGTTATCGGTGTCAAGCTCTAACGCAAGATCCCAAACATACATTGGAACGATTTCTATTCCTTTGTAGTATAGAGTTTTAGCGCCGTCCTGGCCGAGTTTCCAGCTACCTTCGACACAGCAGTTGTCGATAAGGGAATCTTCGTAGTTTTCCCACATTGAACCAGTGGCGAATATTTTTGCTTTACCTTGACGCGCCAATTGTTTCAGCAAAATGCCTGATTGAGCATACATCAACTTAAATGTATCACGGGCTTGGTTAGCATTAAGCACTGAAGTAGCTCCGTTTGGAAGTGAGTTTGTAACTGGCTTAACGCAATAGCTTGCGAATGAATCCAGGTACTTCGTCCACAGGCCGTCGATGGTCGTATACATATTTGAAGAAGAACTGAAAGAGTTATTCCCGAACATGTAAACTTTCCAAACGTCAATACGGCTTTGTTCAGTGATCTCGTCGAGAACCACATTTAAAAGGCGGCCCGTCAAATCGTAACCTCGAAGACCGTCGCCAATCAGTTTAGAGTCTCCAAGTACATTGGGGTTTGAAAGAAGTCCTTGGAATTCTTTTTTACACCATGATTTATTGATCTCAAAAAGACCGGTATCGATTTTGCGATCTGTGATAGCGCCTGACTGCGTATAGGTAGGAATACAGTTCGCGGTTCCTTTCTCAAGTACGCGGGTAAGGGGTTGAACCAGGTTTAAATGTTGACCGCTCCTGATGCCCGGCATAACCGTGGCAAAATCGGATATTGCAGGGGTTACAATCTTAGGCTTCTGAAGAAGCTCGTCTGTTAAAATTCCCGGATACGTGTACGTAGACAGATCCGGCGTAAACATGGAGTTTACAATTCTAGTCTTCTTCATTTGGGATAAGGTTACGGTTTTTGTAGTATTTAAGCATGTACTCGCCCATAGGATCTTGCTGATCCTGATTTTTAACGTTCTTGAACGAAGGTCCTTTACCCGGTTGTGAGTTGTCGCCTACAGTCTTGCCAGCTTCTTCCTGAAGGGCTAAGAATTGTTTTTCAATAGCTGCAACCCGGTTTTCAAACTTGGATGCTTTCGCGGTTGCCTGGGTAGCGAGTGCTTTTGCTTCTGCGGCAGCAGCCTCGGCGGTAGACTTAGCGGCGATGGCCTCGTCCAGTTGTTTTTGTAGTTCTTGAATCTTGTTGTCCATTTCTTCGGATTGTTGTTTGTCGGCCGGTGCTTCGGCTTGTTTGACTTCTGTGATGATCCCGGCGTCATCAACTGAAATAATTTTACCTGATTTGAGCGGGTGATCTCCTGCCGGAAGCGGTGATCCATCCTCAAGCACTACTTGTTTACCGGCCCAATCTTCATCCTCGCTCATCACGATGATTACGCGGCCGTCAGCAAGAGTTTCGGTGAACTCGTTTTTAAATTTGGTCAGGTTAAAAAGATTTTTAAGCCTGCCTAAAAGTGTTGTTTCCATTCTGATTTGTGTTAGGTCTACTTTTGCTACGGCCTTGATGGCGTCTACTACTTCGTCAACAAACCCAAATTCAAGGGCCTGCTGAGATGTCATCCAAGTATCCTTATCGTATAAGTTACTCAGTTGATCTGCTGGTATGGATTTGCCGTTTCTTGCAACGCGTCGTTGGGAAACGTCAACCAAAACATCTTTTATCTTATCAAGCTGATCGGCTACGTTCCGGATCTCACTTGAATTACCGCTTAAGTCTTTTATCTGTGGGGGATGGACCATGAACTCAGAAGTCCGATTCATGATTATTTTCTCCCCTGCGAATGCGATCAGGGTCGCTATGGATGCGCAAAGTCCCTCAATGTGAGTGACAATTGGCTTGCCTGTATTCTTTAGAATGTTGTAGATTCCGTACCCCTCAAACACATCTCCACCCCTAGAAATGATGTGAATTATATAATCTGTCGCGCTCTTATCTAGCTGATCTCTCACAGCTTGGATCGATACCTCTCCCGTACGTGTCCCTATATCACTGTAAATGAATACGTGCCCTGTCATTGCGTTTAAAATTGCAGGACATGGGCTTAAAAAGCAGACATGAAATTTTACCTTAGCCGTTGTATGGCTTGCTTGGCGGTGCTGTGGGATACTTTAAACTCGTCTGCTAACTGGTAACAAAGTTCGGATTGGCTCTTGTTGGGGTGCTCTTTTTTAAGTTCCTGGTAGCGGTCGAATAGGTCCGAGCGCATAGGCCAGGCGCAAGAGATAACGCCGTCTTTAACCATCTTAAAAACTACTTCTGAGGGAATGCAATATTTATCGGCTAGTCTGCTCATCGTTTTGATGTTTGTTCCCTGAACTCTACCCGGCGTCCTACCTTCTGGCCTTCTACCCATGACACGTAAACGGGGGGCTGGTTCTTTATTGCGTTGGCTGTTATTAAAGCGTTCTGAGACGGTTGGGAGTTCTGATTAGTGACAAACCCACCATCGGCGTATCCTCGTACCCTGGCTGTTTCTAAAGCGTTTATATGCTGTTTTCCCACCGGACTGTTAACGATGTGTTTGGGTACAACGTATTCATCGGCGTGAACTATTCCGACTGCCTGGTATTTAGACCCTGGGCCTGTCCATCCTCCTTCCGCGAACTGTACGCCATTAATTGCTGCGACGTTGGCTAACCCTTGAGCGATGGCAGCAGCAGCATAAGCCGCACCGATAGCAGGGGATGCGATAGTAGGCGGAACAAAGGCAGCTTCATACGCTTTCGTCGCGGCAGCGTAGGTAGAAATCAATGCCTGAGCTGTGGCGAAGATCTTGTACTGTGCGCTCTGTTGGTCGAATAAAGAAGCCGCTGAATTAAGGATTGAAATCGTGCTGTTTAGTTGGGCCTCTTCGATCAGAGTTTTGGCTTGGGCCGCTGCGTTCGCCGCCTGAAGGTCCATCAAATACATCCGCTTATTTAAAGCTAGAATGTCGTTGTTGATCTTTTCGGTCTGGTTGATACGTATCTGACCCTCGTCAAACATCGCTTGGGTAATGAGCTTCTGCGTGTCTTGAGCGGCAACTACCTCCTCCGGTGTTTCTCCTGTCCGTTGTCCTCCTCCAAAAGATTGAAGGTTTACCCCTGTAGACAACCTCTTATCAGCAGCGGAAACGCCTTTATTTAAAGCGATCTCCTCGGCAATAGCCTTATTTAAATTCCGTTGAGCGGTAACATTCTCTGTTAACTTTCCGGTTATTTCTTCTCTTTTATCACTGATTTCAGCCTCCAACTGAGCCACATGAAGTTGTGCCTCAAGGTTTTTGTCGTATGCTACCGTCGATCCTTTAACCGCGTCTATCTGTGCTTGGATAACGGTGATCGTTCTTTCTGCCGACCGTTCCAGAATAGGAGTAATTTCTTTAGATGCCTCAAGTCTTTCTTGCAACGATTTGGTTTCGTCGTCCCTTAACCGTCTGGCTATCTCGGCGCGTCGTTCATCCTCTTTGGCAAACCCTTGAGCAAGTCCCCTAGCTATTTCTAGCTGCTTCTGGCGTTGTTGAGCGGCAGCGATAATAGCAGATTCAACCGCAACCCCTTGGTTTAAAGCAAACAGAAAAGCCCCTGTTAACTGGCTGACAAGTCCTATGCTCTCCTCTCCGTTATTAATGAAGTTTGAAAAAGATTCAGAGAGAATACCCGTAGCGGCTGCAAGCTGGTTTTGTGCGAACTCTAAATCCCTGGCTCCTGATGCTGAGTTGGCATACAGGGCTACCAATGATCCAAGTATCCCCACAGCAGCGGTTACCGCACCGTTAACACCTGCAAATTTTGTTGTAAGTCCGTTAACCGATACCCCTGCGACGTCGATGCTTTTGGCGGCTTCTGTGAATTTATCCGGGTAGTTTCCAATCTGATCTTTGAAGAGTCCAGCTTTCTTGGATGTGTCGCTGATCGTTGCTGAAAGTTGTTTTAACTCCTTCTCAAGCTCCTCAGCGCGTTTTGCCCCGGCAGCGGTAGACCTGTTTAAATTATCGTACTCTTTTACAAGCTCGGAGGTACGTAGTTTTACCGCGTTACGCGAATTACTCTCCGTAGTCAGTAACTTATTTAATGTAGCTTTTTGGGCTGTTTCTGCTTTTAAAGACCGTTGTAACTTCTGGTTTGACTCGATGTACTGATCCTCGGAAATCTTACCGGCTTTATATTCCTTGTTTAAGTCCGCCTGTTCTTTCTTAAGGGCAAGGATTGCTTTCTCAGTTGCAAGTAATTGTTTCTGAGCGTTGCTTTGATCGATCTCAAGATTTAATATAATCGTTTCCTCTGCCATTACGGAATTTTTATGAGTTCACAAACTGCCTCGCGTTCACTTCCCTGGTATCCTGATATGCGGTTAAGGTAAAATAAATTAGACGACTCTAAAGTTTTAACCTCTATCGGTCTAAGGAAATCCAATTTAAGGAAAATACTGTACGGCAAATGTACTGTATCGAATAACTTAACCGGGTCATTCACGATCCGTGAGAATAAATTCCAATAGCTTTCAATGATGGTCCTCTGATAGAACAACGGGTTTTGAATCTCCCCGAAGCTAAGAGATTGTTTGAAGTCATCATTGATCTGCCTTCCAGTATTCAGCAACGCGAAGTAGGCCGTCGCCATTGTTTCTATATCCGTGTTCTCAAACCGTATGAATGTGTTACCGCTAAAGTTTGACACGGAGTAAAGCGGTATGTGATGCATGATGTACACATCGTCACTTTCATTGTATACAAAGTTCATCTTGGCTATTTCTGCCGTAGCATCGGTATCGAACTGTAAACCGGATAGTTCAATATACCCAGCTCCAAGTGTGACGACCATGTAATCCCCGTTGTACTTTGGGTTGGTGCTGTTTGAAACTCTTACTAAATCACTTAAAAAGAACACGTCTTCACTGATGGCAAACCTCGCGTTGCCTAAGTTATTGGTCACTCCTGTAGCATCTATTTTTATTTCTTCGTCAAGGTCAATAATGTTCACCCGCTCCATACTCATATCAAATACAGGATTGATATAGGATAACGGATTAGAGAAATCGCTTTGTACCACATCCTCTGAGTCAGACAGAAATTCATTATCCGCCTCGATTACCCCTTGTGAGTACTTGAAGAAGTTGGAAATATTATAGGCCCGAAGATCGTCAATGTCCACCTCCTCATAGCTTAGTAGGTTTCGTTTACCGTAATTCGAAATGAAGTCGATATAGTCTACCTCTGTGTTTGAAATGTATGGTGATAAATCAATAGGCGGTTTGCTCTTGATCTTGTCGAATAGATTAAAGGTTAATGTCTTGGTGACTGGTTCGTAGTGGGTGATCACGTTAAACATTCTCAAGATGTTTGAAACATACTCTTGTTGTGTCCAGTTTGGAACGATAGAGTTACCAAAAGCCTTGTATAAAAATATAGGTGTTATTTTTAAACTTGCTTTCGTTATCGGGTCTGAATAAATAGTAGCGTCATTATATACATACGTCTCAAGAATGTCCCCTGCCTCAAGGGTAACAAACGCTAGGAACGATGAAGAGTCGGCCGCTAATGTAATGTTCTTTTCCTGATTCAAAACGCCGTTTACATAAAACGCAATCTTATAACTTCCAAACGCGCCGGGTACAATGGGTTCATTTATCGTTAGTTCAACTTTGACCTTCATCTTTACGTCTGCCACATACCGGCTATTGGCCAGATCAAAGTTATTCTGTTCACCGTCGAAGTATGGGAATGTAGAGTCATCCGTCCACGTCATCTTGTGATAGGTAGCGTCGTGTGGTGAGGGTGAGTTTGTAGTATTCACAAATGATGAACGTGCATCTATTTGATCCTGGCTCTTTCCGTTACGTAAGGTTATGTCGGAATTGAATTCCACATCTTCTAAAAGCTCCCCTTGTATTTTTATATCGTGGTAGGTGAAGATCTTTTTAAATACAGTCTTAACGTAGATGGCTGCGACGAAGTCTTCAACCTTCATTAAGTTAAACCCCCGTGTGACTAATACGCCATTATCCACTACCGGGAATACAACCCCTTCGGTATTAAATATAGCGGCCTGTATGTTTGTTTCTGTTTGGTCTACATCGAACTCTGAGAAGTTCACATCTGTCAACGGTCCAGACAACAACCCAAACCAGTTGTTATTCCCTGAGAAGAAAGCAACCTTTATGACATCAGTTACCCCCTCGATCCGAAGATAACCGTCATACATTTGAAGACCGCTGTCACTTATTAGTTGACAGATTATCTTGTGATATACTAGCTTGGTGACCGAATCCGGGAATGGAAATCCTAACAGCTTTAAATTGTTGGATGTCTTTTGTAGTTCGAACTGATAGGAGTAGTCTCCGTCTGTGGTGTCTATATCTTCGAATAGCTTGGCCTGACGTTCGACTTCGATCGAATCGTTAAAGTCTAGGTATTCGTTTCCGATCTTGATCATCATCGTTGAGACGGGATTTCATCGGTGAACATCACACGAAACTGCAAGGTATAAAGTTTATCTGCCTCGTCGTACTTCTTAAATGAATCAGCATCTACCAGTAACGTCCTGCGATCTAACCGAGAAGTGATGACCTGAACTAACGGAGAGGTGCGGATATAAGATAAGGCTTCTAGTTGTTCTAAACTTAAATGCTGGCTTCTGATAATGATGGCGTTCTTTGAATTGCGGAACGTTTGTTTATCGATCGTATCGGCGTTGAGTCCTCCCGAGTTTGGCCAGCCTGGAAACAAGTTTGTGCGTGTCTCTCCCACTTCCAATACGTCTACCTGGAATTCTTTCTTAGCTGTAAAAGGAAAGTATTCAAACCCTCCAAGATAGTTAAGCCACGATATGTAGTATAAGGTTCTCATTCCAGTAGTCTAAAATCTCCGTCCTCTAACAAACGTCTGCCGTCTGATGACAGTAATGTATCTTCACACTCTTCTAAAACAGTTATGCAAATCTCCTCAGTGATCGGCGAGTCCTCTATCCACACCTGGATACAAGCCTCCTCGGCAACTGTGAACTCCAACGGCACGCGGATAACTCCTATACCTGGTCCTTCGATGGTGTCTATCAACACCCCGTTCTTCTTGATGAGTAAGTCCACCGGTCCGGCAGGAGTTGCGGGTATGTCTACAGTTTGATCGTCGATCGAGTTGATGGTAATAGTCTTGTTCTGTGTAGCTCCGGAAGGAAATTCGATCACAATTCCAAACTTAGTCATCCCGATAGGGGCAACAAATTCCCAGGTGCTTACATAGGTGTTCTCTGGAATATGGTCTTCTGTATACTCATCCAAGATTACATTAAGTACAGTCAGCGCCTGTAGTCTTAACCGGGTAGTGACAAGCTCTACGCCAACCCCGTCAACGGTCCATGTAACTTCATACTTATAGGTTTGTCCTGCCTCATAGGTCATCGTTGTAGGCGTCAGGGTATCTGACTTACCCCCGGATGAAATAGGAGCGGTGCCGGTTACAAATGGACTTGATATACCACCCGTCCATACAACAGGGTCGCTGCTATCTGCTATTATCCCCCAGGTGCTTAACCCTGGTAACGGAACGTGTGTAAACCCTGGGCTTCCGGCCTGGCCCTCATGTTGAAGAAGAAAAGACAGATCAAAGAACCGTCCCGCAATTGCGATAGGGTTTTCTTGTAAACATAACCATTTGGCTAAGTATACGTCCTCATCCAGGTAGGCCGATAAGAAGCTAATATTTGAATCTTTAAAAGGCATTTTGGCTTGAACCGCATACCCGACGAATGAGTCTAAGGTTTCAGCATCCTCAAATGTTGTTATCTCCGATCCGTCAGACTCATCGTAAGACTCAAAATATCCTATGCTAAATGAGGTCCAGAAGTCCGTATTGTTCGGTAAAGTATCTAACGTAAGGTTGTTGCGAAGCTTTAAATATCCCCGTAGAATATCGTTTATCGAGAACTTCACCCGGTTGTTCTGATCAGGGATTAGTCTCAACGTCGCGGCCAGTTCAATGGGCTGTTCTGCTTCCCAAGGGTGACCGTCTGGTATTCCTGCGTAGATGTTAATGTTAACCGCGTAGTTATTGTAGTACTTCACTACTGGTCCGAAAGTGTTACCTGCGTCATACGCCAGATCAATAACAATCTGCCACGGTTGTAAAACGGTGATCACCCGATAAACTCCCGGGGTTCCGCTTAACACCTGTATCCATGTTAGTTCCTCGGGTGTGCGTAGTGCGCCGGAAAGGTTGAGTAACGTATACCCGTTTGAGTCTGCCTGACTGACTACTGTGTTAGGGGTGTAGGTTTCCTCCACCGTGTTCGTCCGGTAAAGGTCTGATTCTAGTTCGTAAACAATTGGAAGATGCGCGCACTGCCATCCATGATCAAGTACCGATATTTTGTAGACAATATCAGCGTCTTGTTTATAGGTGATATTGCTTTCATTCTCGGAGTTCCGGATTTTAAAGGAGTTGTATGCAGTTGAATCCACATATTTGTAACCGTTGTAAGATTCGATATTAGACTGAATGAATATGAATTGACCGTCAACCAGGCCGTGAGCGAAGAGAGTCGTAACCAATGCCTCGCCCCCGGACGTTGAAACCGATCCTTCTAGCTCTTGGGTGGTGAGCTTGTGGCCCTGGGGTCTACTGATTACGGTTATCATTGAACATATTTACAGTCGAAACTAAGTATTCCCTGGCAAATTGTTTTAAACTATCCTGACTTATTTGGTCGACAAGCGACTGATTGACCACGTTTGAAACGATGTCCTTCCGTCCTCCCTGTTGCCAAAGCTTCGTTCCGGTCTTATGGATCATCTTTGCAATCGCATACGCCGCGCCCTGATCACCACCGCGTGAAGCTATCCATAGCCGTATGTCGTTAACGAAATCATAGGATGGTTTGGTGTACTGAGGGGTGGCCTTTCTTCCCGTCTCCACGACCATGAAATAAGGCTTGCCAGTTATTTTTAAGATAGCTTTGGTTTCGGTGTTGGTGACTGTGAACCGCAATGACTGAGCCGTTTTACCCGATGCGTTGGTGCCTGTGGTGGCAAGGTTGTTTCTTATCCTGTCTACTGTGGACTGTCCGTAAGTGGATAATATTTTGACGATCTCGGCTGTCATGGACAATCTTCGCAATATTCAAAGTCGTCGTTTACCAGGATGTTGAAGGAGAGTATCCACCCAGTGACAATATCAGCCATCACTTTAATCGCGGGATCTTGAGAGGTGACCGTCAGAACAAAAGAATCAGATTTGGCCTGAAAGAAGTTTAGGTTTACTATGAACCGATCGACTAGTTTATCCATTTCGTCGAGTATCTGCGAGTAGTCTTCCTGGTCGGAGTCCTCCTTATCTATCTTTAGGAATGCCATCTGGACATTCCATTGCTTCATGTAGTTGGTGCCGTCTGTCCTGAACCCTGGAATAGAGTTTAAAGGGGAGGTGTTGATATAGGTAAAGGATTTTTTCTCCTCCTGGTTGAAGTCTGTGGTCTTTCCGTAGGTGTAATCAATGTCGTCCTGCAGCCCTGTGGCGGCGTCCTCGATTAGCTTACGTATGGATTTGTGACTCATGATAGTTCATTTAGAAGTATGAGTACCAAACCAACAATATCAAAGATGATTAGCGATAAAATTATAGCTTCGAATAGAGAAGGTAATCCGCCAGACTTTACAGAAACCTCGTTACTAATGATAATTATCGGCTTGTTCACGCCACAATTTAACTACTTTTTTTCATAATTGCTTTATGGTATTCTGCCTGAGCCGCCGACCTGTGAGATAAATACAACTGAATGGTGTAGTATTCCCTCGCTGTCTTGCGGTACAAAACATCCGGATCAAGGTGTAAGGTTATCGCCGCTTCCGTGATGGTGGCGAAGGAACCAAACGCCTTTTGGAGCCTGTCGAAGACTTCCTCCTCTGGTTCGGGGGTGTGTTGCGGGAGTCTTTCGTAGTACCACTGAAGGAGTTCGTTAGCTTTAAGAAAAAAAAAGCACCCAAGGTAATAACCTGATAGGCAGGATAGCCTAGTATCTCCTGCTCGATCTCAGGCACTACCAAGGGGTTATACTCGTTGTCGCGGATCTTCTGTAGGTAGATAGCCACGTACTTACCGTAAGCTTGCAGGACGGGCAACTCCTGTTTCATCACGTGCCTCATGTCCTCAAACTGACCTAGGGATTCAAATTGAATATCGAACGCGCCGCTTGAATTGTTGGGTATCTTGTAAGGGCCGCACTCGCTTACCGATCCAGGAAACTCGGGCTTGGTGTTGATGAAAGACAATGCCGTTAAAATCTGATCCAAACCCACGATGACCATTTTCTTTAGCTGCTCGTACTCCATATCCGTGAAGATCGCAACGAGTTCTATCGTGTCGTCTTTCAGGGTCAGTAGTTTGATGTACTGCGCGTAGGTGACTTCTATCCACTGAGTCGGGATAAGAATAGGTTTGCCGTTTAGTTTGAAGTTTATCACAGAATATTATTTGGTTTCGTTTGTGTCGTCTCGGTGGTCAACAGTATGAAATTTGGTTTTCATACCTTATGGAAGCTAGAGTGAAAGCCTGATTTAGGTTTCCTGAACGATATTGCGGCGTACCTCATGGCATCCATGGCGTGATCATTGAGTTTTAATGGTTCTTCGGGCTCGTTTGTCACCTTTTGGCCCTTGGTTTTGAACTTGTAGCTCTTGATCTCCTTCAAAAGGTTGGCCGATCCCTGATGAATGAACAGCTTTCTGGACTTAATGAAGTCAATACCTGCTTTTACGTCCTTATTTGCGGCTACGGCCTTGAATCCCGCCCTTCTGATCTCCTCAATACGCTGAGGCTCGGCAGCATCGCAGTAAATTGTCTCATGAGACTTGACTATTTGCTTGAGCATACCTATCAGATCGGTGTTTGTGAGTCTGGACTGGTAGATTTCTTCTTCCGCGTATAGGTTCTTGTCGTTTTCAGTGACTCTAACAAGTGCTGTAGGGTTGTTGTAGCCGAAATCGAGCCCGAATACCGTCTGTCCCGCATTAGGCAAACCCTGGCTTGTTGTCCAGTGAGTGTAAATAACGCCTTCACTATGTCCTCTCTCTCCTTCTCCGTAGATTCTCCAAAAGTTAGGGTCAGCTTCACGGTATGATTCAATTTCATTTATTTGTTCTTTAGGTAAAAAAGGGTTGTCTCGGTATGTAGACTTGATAAAGTAGCAATCGGGTCTGGTAAGAACTTTATCGTATAGCCAATGAAACTCATCAGCCGGATTATAATCAATAAAAATGCACTTTTTAGTCCGTAATAGAAGCTGACGAAACGTTTCATACTGGATTATATTTGCCTCGTTTATGAATAGAATGTCCCTACCCGGCCCCCGTACCTTCAATGTGTTGTCAACCGAAAAGAACTCCACGTATGACCCGCTCGGGTATGTGTACATCTGTTCGGTCTTCATGTGGCTGGCTGGATTGTAGAGTTTGAAGTCCTCCATGATCTTGCGCCAATCTCTCATTGCCCCCTTTCTAAGGTGAGGAAAAGCCACTGAACACACTGAAATAGAATACTTTTGCCGGAATGCCAGGTAGATCAAATACTGAGTTAACGAGAACGTCTTGCCCGATCTTGTGCCCCCTTGATTGACAATGATTCGATACCCTTGATCAAAGGCTTTCCGGGATTCCTGAATCACTTTGATCCGAGGCAGGGTAAACGTAATCTCCTGGGTCCTGGAACTTGATTGTAATGCCTCCACTTTGTTCTACCTCTTGTTTATCTTTCCATCCAAAGTTTTTCAAAGCAAATATTGAACCCGCTGGATTACGCCCAAACAGCTCCCTTTCGTAGGTTTCTTCGATTTTAAGCAGTGCTTTTTTAATCGGGTAAGAAAATCCTGGCTTTTTTTTATAGTCTTCTAGGCTTTGTCTGGACTCGAAACCCAGGTGAATAGCTAGCCCTGTCCATGTATGAATCCTTTCTTTATCTTCAAAGAATTCATCTACTGCTTTTTCAAACGCCTCGGGGTCTTCCCATGTTGCTGGTCTTCCTGCCATACTATAAATTTAATGATTTCTTTTTACCGCACCCGCTGTTGTTCTTATCGGGGCAAGGTTCGTCCTCTTCATGTTCACAACCGCAAACGATTAAGAAGAGGCAAAATAGTATTGTTTTCATATTAATTTTCGGGTCAACGCTTTATAAAGCCTGTCCTTTTCGGCAATCTCCTTGTCTTTCTCAGCAAGAAGTTTTTTATACTTTTCCTCAACTGAAAGCAAAGTTTCGTAACGAGTCTCAGCCAAAGATTTTTCTACTTCCAACTGCCTTGATAGACGGGATATTTCAGCGTCACGTTTCTCAGCGCTGTCTACAACTAGGTTTTTGCTCTCCATGAAGTCAAGGAAAACGTGATACCATTCCAAGTGAGTCAATTTATCTTTATAAGTATGCCAACGTGTGAAGTATTCCTTCATGTGGCTTTCAATGATTTCAGATCTTTCAAGACCGCCGAACTGAGCATTAAACATCATTTCAATGACCGGCACTTTTTTTGCGATAATGTATGGTATCTGGCTCATAATTGTGGCTGTTTCATTTTGCTAATCGTGATAGACTGTAACTCTTTTCTTTTGCCCATTTTGGCCACATTTCTATTTTTTGGTGGCACGTATAACAAACGGCTAAGAAATATTTAGTGTCAGTCAATAACTCGCCAATACGTCCTTTTTTATGGTGTATTTGAAAGCTATGAAACCACCCACACACCTCGCATTCTGGATGGCTTTCCAAATACTCAACCCGAACCTTCGCATATTCCCGTTCCTGCGCTGCTCTTTTCTTGCTCCGGGGTTTTATCCTTGTTTTGATCATGAGGTTAGCTAATTTAAAAAAAACACCGGTCTTTCCCGGCCGTCCACCAATTGACTGTTCTTCTAGCTACCCCCGTCGTTTGGCCACCGGGTCGTTCGATCTTTGGAGGTTTTGACGCTATCGCCCCTCTTTTTAGGTTAAACTTTTTGTTTCTTTTTGAACTTCGACTTTTGGATCAAGGCCGTGCGGATGTAATTACTCATACCGATTGATTTGAAGTCTGGTGTTGTATCTATTATGTGAGTTTCCAGCTCCTTTTCAATTTTGCTTTGTACTTTACGATCTCTCATTTCCTTTATTCGTTTCACGAAGGTAGTACCAAGTAGTACACATATCCAAATGTTTAGTTACATTTATTTTCTGCAAAGACTACAATTGCGGAGCAAAGGAAACGGTAATGAAGAAAGGTACAATAAAGAAGTTAACCCCCTACCCCCTGAGAGAGTCAACCTCTATTATGTATGACCTTGCGTCGCAATAGGCGTCTAAAGTTAGATGAGGCTGTCAACCCTAAGAAGTTACCATCGGTATTGACATTTAACACGTGCCTGATAGTTTCACTCTAATCAGGACTTATTTACCCTTGAACACGGGGAGCGTTATTTGGTATGGCTGTAAATAACAAAAACCAGCCCCGAGATTGCGCCTCAAAACTGGTTTTGTTTTCGATATCGGAGTCATCAGCGCAATTGACATCTCCGATCTATTCAACAAAGTTAAAAATATTTTAAAGATTTATCCAAAAAAACTTGACAGGTAGTACAAAAGGTAGTACGTTTGTTAAGTCAAATCACTACAGAGAAATCTAAACAGAAAGAAAAATGAGCTTTGAAGTTGAGAAAATAAAGTATCGCAACAAATCGCAACTATCTTATGTGGATTGCTGCATGAGACTGATCGATGAATCACGTCCTTTTGAAGCGATGACCGACGAAGATCTGGATAGCATTTACCGTGTCGCTACGGACCGATGGGCATTTCATTTGACTAGACAGGGATATATCGACACTCTTAACACTGAACGCGCTAAACGCATTACACAATCATGACACCAGAACTCCAAGCCGCAATTAACCGCATCCATCGCCGCAACATCTTATGGATAGTTGTAGACTCTATCTTGATATTAGGGGGTATGGTGCTTTTGTATATAGCTTTTTAAACAACAAAAACACAGCAGATATGAAAACACAACCGAAAGTCACCTGCCCTTTTTGCGAAGGCACTGGTTGTTGTAATTGTGAGTACTCAGGAAAAGTGCCTTATGGTGAAGGTTGCATTTTTGCATCTGAATCCGAGGCCATCAACCACGATCCTGGAATTTCATACTTTGATTTAAAGTTGAGCAAGGCGCTAGTCTCTCCCCCTTCGTCAGTAGATAAATAAAAAAATATGAAATACTTACCGCTTTACTATGAATGGCTCGAAAAGGGGGAGATTCCACTAAAGGAAACTAGTCATCTATATGGTGGCCTATGTTCAATATTCCATACTGGCAAAAGGCGTAATAAATTTCTTTCGCTATTAGCTCCTGATTACGATCATGATTCTTATTGGGGTATTGAATTCCATGAGTGGCACACTATTAAAAACGCCGAGACGGATTTCACCCCGTTACGTCAAACAATTGTACTATTTATGGCCGCAATGAACGGCGAGTTGTAGTCTCTAATCACAAAGAAAGCATGGAAACAAAAACACATAAAATAATAAAAATGGAAAGAACATACGAATTTAAGATAGGGCAAAAAGTTAGAATGGTGGACCCTGATGATGGTGAAATGGTCTACGGCATTGTTACCGACAAAACCAGAGATTCAGTATTTATCAAATGGGTAGATCTGAGCGAACCTACTGAACATACTCGTGATGAGTTTCCACAAATCAAACTTGGTATGTGATGGAAACAAAAGAAATCGTTAAGCAGAACGAAACCGTAATACGGATATGTCTAAAAAAAGTAAAGTAACAAAAGTAACCAAGTTCGACAAGGTCGATAGCTATGGTAACATCTCTTTTTCAATTGAACTTGAAAATGGAGACAAGGGATTTTTCAGTACGAAACATGCAGACCAGACAAAGTTTGTCGTCGGTGTAGAGGCTGAATATAACATTGAAGAAAAGACTTCTCAGAAAGGTGGGGTGTATTATAAAATTACCTTGCCTCAATCCGAGAAACCTTTTACACCTGGTGGTCGCCCTCCTGTTGATCCTAAGGTGCAGATGATAGGATTTGCTATGTCATATACCAAAGATTTGATAGTTGCGGGTAAGGTTGACATGAAGGAGCTATCGGTAACATTTGACGTAATCTATAACGAAATGACTGGAAAACTATGACACCAGATACACCAATTTCAGCACTACGGTTGATGCCGTCAAAGACTTCCGAAATAGCCAGCTTCTCAAAAGGTGTAATTGAAAGCGTTCAATCCGGGCATACAGATCCTATTGAAGTGCTGGTGATGCTCCGGTCGTTTGCAAAGGCATCTGAATTGATTCTGGATTGCATTAAACCGAACCTTTCCGCTGAGACTGATAAATACTCAGAGAAAACTATTGAAGCCTTTGGGGCCAAAATAGAGAAGGCTGAAGTAGGTACGAAGTACGATTTTAGTAAATGTGGTGATCCTACTTTTGAGCGGTTAGAGGTTGATTTCAATAAGGCAAAGAGCGATCTTGATGAAAGGAAGGAATTCCTTAAAACGATAAAGGTGCCCACCCCGATTGGAGATACAGTTACAGGTGAACTTGTGACTGTATATCCTCCAATCAAAACTAGTACATCGGGTTATAAAGTTACGCTAACATGAACGGAATTCTAGTTGGATGTACAGTAGAAAAGATTTACACGATGAAGGATCGGAGTGTAAAAATTATCTTGGAAACTTCCGAAATTTCATCAGGCAAGGCCGGTGAACTATTTGCGCTCATGAACCAAGCCGCTACGGTGTATATTAAATCCGCTGAAATAAACCAAAAGGAGATCAACCAGGTAGACGCAATTGAGGTAGACTTAGGCGGCAAGACTCCAAGCAAGCGTATGCGCAACGTACTATTCCGGTGCTATGAGCAGGACAACGAAGGGTTTGCGGAGTTCGATAGTTATTACAAATCACGGATGGAGAAATTTATTACTGAACTTAAAAACAACCTGCCATGAAAAAACCACTTCTTTCCTCCGAGGATAAAATTTTCCTCAAATGCGAACAAAACCATGACCTCCCCGACTCCATTGACTTCACGCGCTTCTTAATCAAGTCGCTGATCGTCTGCATCCTTATCGCCGGGGCTGCTTCCTACGCTGTTATCTGGCTCTCAGGACCGGTTATAAACAAGATACCGGACTACATGAGGTTCCGGGTGTTCTGCTGGTTTATGTGCTTTGTGGCTATCGGTGTTTTGGTGTGGGTGGTTAAAGGGTTGAGGAAATGAAAGTACTGAGTCTTGTTTTAAAAGGTAAATGGTTCCGAATGATTGAGTCGGGTATAAAGACCGAGGAATACCGAAATATTACCAATTATTGGCAGAAAAGACTTTCGAAATATACATTCGATGCGGTTGTATTCTATCATGGTTATTCGAAAGGTAGGCCTGAAATGACATTTAGAATAGAATCTATCATTCATGGAGATTTTGGAAAGACAGAATGGGGCGCTGAATCTTGCACAAGATACTTTGTAATTAAACTAGGAGAACGTATAGCATGAAACTCGTAAACGGCAAATTCTACGAAGGTGACAAGGTCGTGCCGCTTGAATTCGGAAACAAAGAGCAGATACGATTGATTCGTAAGGCAGATGAAAAGATTGAAAGCCTAAAAGGTGATGGTTTATTCATAGAAACTCATATTCACCCAAACCAAAAAGGTATATGGGTTGTGTGGGCTGAGTTCGAATGCGTTTGCGGTGTTAGCTTTCAAATGTCTTCTCCCTGTGATGATGGTGAAGACGCCGATGCTATCTCAGGAACATACAAATGTAAGTCCTGTAAGAAGAAATACATAGTAGACGAAGATCCAGATATGGGAGAATTTTATATCAAATTCGCATGAAACACACTCCCACCCCAAAGAAGCAGCAACACAAAAGCGCTGTAAGAGATCAGGAAATGAACGGATTTAGGTACGATCTACGATTTTGGAGTTCTACCGATGTTAAGGACTGGTATCAGGGACTTTCAAAAGTAGCAAAGAAGTCGAAGCCACTATTCTAACCCCTCTCCTCACCACCCGAAACGACCTGGGAGGAAGTACGGGAGAACGGAGACGCCGGGGTGAGGGAGGGTTTTTAAACGATAAAGCTATGAGAAAGATCAGGGAACGAGAATTAACACCGCCGTTTATGACGAAGGTACAATTGGAGACAGGATCGAAACTACCGTCTATAAACGATTTGGCGACCTGTAGCGCCCTACTTCAAAAGAAGATACTCAAGAGTAAGAACAAGGGTAAAAAGCATCTCATGAAGGAAATACGGCAGGAAATTGAATGGTTAATTAATGCTTTATGATAACAACACACGCACTTGAATTCGAAGCAAGGCCTTGGGAGCCTTCTTTATCGATACGCGGTCAAAGAGACTATGCGGAATTCAGGGTAGGCACCTGTGAGGGCTTGTGGTCAACCATTGACGATGCATATCAAATCTTGGTAATAACTAATCATGCCCCTGGCAATGGTCACCTGACAGATGTATTTGAATGGTTTGAGAACTCGTGTAAACGGGATGGCAAGCACCTCAGGATTTTAGAGGTATGGAACCAAGGATTTCGTAAACACCTGATCGAGAAGCGAGGATTTAAGCCAGACGGAGGGGATAACTTGATTAAGAAATTGAAGGCAATGAAAAAATAATCCTCCTTTTTGTTTGGAGAATCTGAGAAGAGAAGTAAATTGGTCTTTGAATTGTAACTGATTCGCTCTACCTTTGTATCGGTTTCTGAAGAAATTGTATAAAAGCCTTAGTGCAGCGGGAGTAGAGCCCCAACGTGCTGAGGCTTTTATCTTTAACGGCCTTCCGCTCTACAGGGCCACTCTCAGCAGTCAGCATAGCCGATCCAAGGTAAGAAGTCCCCGCTATAACACTTGTAAGACCTTAGCGCGGCATCCTGTTAAATCATGGCAAGCGTTCGCAACTTGACAGCCCCATGAGCCAAAACAACAACTATACGGAAACTTCAGGTGATTGAATTTGTGTCAGGAAACTGGTTTACTTCCTTTAGGGGTAGGGGTAAACTTGTTTTCTGGCCTTCGTCCTTCCGTTTTCTTAGGCTCTTGAATATCACTTTTTTTAAATACTGAAAATAAATATTGATACATAGGTACCGTATTATACGTATTATACGTATACTTGTGTATGAGAAAAGAAATAGACTTAACAAAAGAGCAATTGCGTGATATAAAAATACTCGCTGCTCACGACGGTACGAATGCAAAAAACTATATCGAAACATTAGTTGCAATTCATATCGAGAAAGTAAGATCAGGGACGCGCAACATTTTAAAATAGTGTTTTTTATGGGAACTCCTTTACATCAAATTGTTAAGAATCATCCTGAGCATGCAAGTACAATTGCTAAGCGTCAGGAGATAATTTCAAGGTTGAATGACGCACAGTTAAAACTTTCAGCACAAATTAAAAACGGACCTGAAAGGCATCGACTGATAATAGAAAAAGATGAATTGGTCTCAGAGTTGAGAGAAATTAACAAAGACATAAGACAGAACGGTGCAAATGTTGCTTCCTTTTTTATGGAGGTTGTTACCGAATCGTTACCGGACTCTGTACGTCATCTTGTTTTGCATGAAGCTGATCGTCGTCAAAAGGGGGAACCTCCTAAAAGAGTATCACTCTATACAGAAGAAGAACAAAACGCACTGGATTACCATGTCCAACTTGATCGTCAATACAAGGAATTGCGAAAGAAGGTTTTTGAAATAAAAAAATGGATCGACGAGAAAATGCCGAATCTTAAAGGTTCATTGAATCAAAATGAGTATATGGTAAGGGCTCAGATAACAAAAGCATACAGCAAGATTTTGCAAATACTCAATGATAAACAATCATGAAAATAAAAGTTGAATTAACAAAGGATCAGAGGCAAGAGATAAAACACGCTGCCCATGATTATGCTAATCCTAAGACTAAAGTAATACAAAGTTACTGTCGTCTGCATGATGCTTTCCAAGCAGGTGCTTTATTTGCTATTCAATCAATCAGGGATAAAAAACTCATCATATGAAAGACTTCGACGACTTCTACATTCAATTAATCGAAGACCAAGTATGGTTTGAAAACGCGAGTTTACATCACAAGCCAGAAACCTTTGAATCCGTAGCCCGGAAAGTATGGACGTTGGGGCTTGCTGACTTTGAAGCGTTCAAATCCTGCCCTATGCGGGAACACCGGATGCACGTGTACAACAAGGTAAGCAAGCTACCACATGACAAACCTAAAGTAGATTGGGTTGCTAAAGCGTTACAGGAACAGGAAGCGGAGAAGAAAGCTAAGCAAGAAAAGGAAGAACCCCCGCTAGTCCGTGGTAGTGAGCAGTACTTGAAACGTACACAGGAATTTCTTGATGCCCTGCGAGCTTGTGAAGAGCCTAAGCGTGTAGCTCCTGTATCTGCAAAAGAAAGAATGGATGCTGAAAACTTAAGACCGAAGCCGTTTGACATTCGGGAACCAAGCCAGGAAGAAAAGATCCGCGCCGCTCAGAATCATTTAGCGATGGCATTGAAGGCTAGGACAAAGATGTTCCGTGAGAAGTATCCGGACGGAACGGTGAAGGAGCTGCAAAAATATCTAAAGCAATTTAAGAACATCGACAATCCGTTTAATCTTTAATGATATGCCAAAACTAAAAGGACTCCCAGCGACAGTGCCCATTCATGAAGTATACAATGCGTTCCGGTTTGGATTTTACGCGGGGTGTAAATTTTCCCAACAGAGCACATCAAATGATGATAACAGTTATTTGAACATTAAACGACTTGAGTATCTTAAAAAGAGATTCAATTTCGAGCCACCGGGAGAAATGTGTAACCCACAACCATACAAAGGATTTACGAAGAATGGATCGAACTCCAAAATTTAATGAAGGATGAAAGACTATAAACAAATATTTAGGTCTGAACAAATGGAAGGAAAGACCATTGCAAAGGCGAATGAGTCCAACGGAAATTTATATCTGATTTTTACTGACGATACATTCGTGTGCATCGCCCCAGGCGAAGAGGATGTAGAAGTCGCGTATTGGGACATGAATCTTCTGCCTACTTATCGAAACGTGTTTGATTTAAACCAGGCAGGTTTTATTGAAGATGACGAATTCGAAAGACTTCAAAAAATGTTCGTCGAGCAGGAGCAGAAAGAACAGGAGATAAAGGACCGTGAAGCCCTGGCGCGATTGAAAGCGAAGTACGAGAAATGAAGGACTAATTTTTAACCCTGCTCTCTCTGAGGGCGCAAAGAAAAGAAAGATGAGAAAACTAATGAAATTATTTCGAATCATATGTGGATACTGCGGTGATGACATTGACGAAAAGGGTCAAGACAACATGTCCACAACAAACAGTCCCATGTGCGAAGACTGTCATAAGCTAATAAAACAGGCATAAACGATGAACCAAAAAACGTTTGACAATTTCAACAAGAACCTAAACGCTCAACTTGAGAAAGGCGAGGAAGGGCATCAGAAATTAATCGCGATGATTCAGAAAGAATTCGAGCATTTGCATTATCAGCCTTTCCGCGCATCCGTGGAGCACTTTCTTGAAACCGGGACTGTAAACGGAAGTCTGTTGCTTGCTATCCTATCTGTAATGCAAAAACATCAAGAGAAAAGATGATAACACACTCGGAAGGAATAACCACAATTCAGTGCGACAAGTGCAAAGTTACTTCCTTGGCTGGATCATCTTGGTACAACGAGGTGTTTTTTCAAGAGGGATGGCTTTTACATAAGGGGCGTAAATACGAACATCTGTGCCGCGAATGCCTAAGCCCGAAAGCGCGCCGAGCAATGGACTTCGTAAAGGAAAAGTTTGGAATGTGATTTTTTGAACCAACAAAACCATAAAGGAAGATGAAAGATCTAGAGCAAGAGGCAAGTAAAGCCGCGAACGAAGAAACCGGCTATGAACTCAGTGAAACACACAGGATTTTCAAAAAGGGTTACATCGCCGGAGCGCTGGCAGAGCGAAAGAAACTTATCGATGAGGTTATTTCCGAGATTAAAAACCTTGAAAACTATACGCTTTGGTGGGACGACGATGTAGCCAACGGTCAGGCGGTTCAGGTTGCAAAAGGCGCTTACAAATGGCTTTACTCTAAAATAGAACCAATGAAATTAGAGAGCATCACACCTAAAGATAACCCATGAAAACCATCGCCGCAACCCTCGCCATACTTCTAGGACTAAGCAACTGCGGTCCAGCGTCTAAACTTCGCCGGGCTGAAAGACTCATTAACCAGGCCGAACAAGCCGGTTACACCTGGAAGATTGACACGGTGACCGTTAAAGTACCTGTAATTGTCACAGAAACAAGGCTAGATTCGATTTTGGTCGTAAAACCGGGCGATACCGTGGTTTTGACTAAAGATCGCTTAAAAGTCAAATACGTGCGTTTAGGGGCTGACACCGTTTTCCTGGAAGCTGAGTGCGCTGCCGACACGATTTACAAGGAAGTCCCGGTCCGGATTGAAAAGATGATCGCCGCAAAGTGCAATCCTTGGTGGTGGCTGTTAGTTGCGGCTATAGTAGGTGTCGTTTTTGGAATGTTTTTGATGAGGCGAAAATAAATACTAACAACCATGCATCTTTTACGTAAGTCGTGCGTATATTTACAGCATGGAAAAAATAAGAAAAGAAGTTTATCTCGACCCCGCTGTAGTTGCGGCGCTTGAAACAATAGCCGGAAGCCAGAACAGGAAAACAAAAAACTTGATGGAAAATGTTTTGATCTCATTCGCTTTGAACAACGCAATTAAATCCAAAAAGAAATGAAAACCCTCACAGAAACCGTAATGGAAAACATTTTCTGCATCAACAACGACCGAGAAAGCATCGTGCTAAAAGGTCATGAGATCACAACACAGTGCCATCCTATTGACTTTCACACGGAGTTTAAGGTAAGGTCAGGAGATGACGCTAAATGGTTTGATACCCTGGAAGAATCTATTGATTACATTAACGAACTGGAAGCATGAACAAAACAAAACACACCCCCGGACCTTGGAAACTCCATGAATGGGAAGACGGATGCTATGATGTATTACCTAACAACGGTGAAAGGCTTCATGTTTTAGCTATATTAAGATTGTGCTATAACAAAGCCGATGCCCAACTTATTGCAGACGCGCCCCGGTTAGCCGAAGAGAACGCAAAGCTGAAAGAGGAATTAGAAGAAAGCAAGTATGAAACAGTTCAATGTACCTATTGCGGTCCTGGGGGCACTATACAAAAAGGCGATGATGAATTAATATGTCCTCATTGTCATGGCAGTGAAAAATTGAAAGTATTGCGCTGGGAACCTAAAGAACTCTCAGACCTCAAACAGATCAACGCCGAGTTAGTGAAATGCCTGAAATCATTTGTGGATGATGCTGAGGCATTGATGCAAAACGCTGGGCATAATACATCTTTTCCGATTAGAGACGCTAAAAAATTAATCAATGCTACGAACGATAATACCACAAAGATCGCCTGAAAGAAAAGGTATGTGTCGCCGTTGTGTGTTTAGTGACAAGGCGCAACAACAGACGTGCGGTTTCTATGGATCTAAATCAATGTTAGTCGCCAGAAATTGCGCAGGACCATTTGAATCAGCAATCAATAAAGCCAAAGCACAATGAAAGACATTGAAAAACTAACACTATCGGAACTTCGTGGACTCATTGCCTGCGCTCGTTATCAGCTTCGTTCATGTGATTTAACCTACACGGAAATAGCAAAACGTCTAGATCAGATACAGGAATTACACGCTGAGATTCGACGCCGTAAGATTGTGAACATTACTCCAGCACCTTTAAATTTATCCATCTAAAAAATAACTATATGACGAACATTGAAAAGTTTAACGACACGGTTTCTATCCTTGTGAATGCGTATCTGAATAACGAACTTGAACATGGTAATTGTGCCGCATGTGCAGTGGGTAATATTATTGCATCAAAAAGGGGCGTTAAACCTGTTCTTTCTTGCGAAATGGTAGCTAATGGGGGACGATACAGATTTTCAGATGGCAGCTTCCCGGCGTGGATAGATGTTTTTATAACAAGAACCAGATTCTCCAAACAAATATTCGTGCTCGATGGATACATTGGTGAGGCTAAAGAAGAGATTGATTTAACTGGATATTCTGTTTTTGACCTTGCAAAAATAGAGTTTGCTTTTGAGCGTGCACTGAATCAAGATACAGAGGAGAGGATGTTTGAAGGGTTAATGAACTGCGTTGATGTACTTGCTGAAATCCATGGTGTACCTCTCACAACAACCGAATCAGCTAAGCAATTATTTGTACGCGCATGACCACCGAATTTACCATGTACTTTATCTGGACAGCTATAGGGCTAGTGGCTGTAACAAACTGCTGGATTTTTCAGGATTTTACTTTGCAGGAAAACGAGAAAAGATGAGAGAGCTTAAATTCCGCGCTTGGGACAACGTAGATAAAAAGTGGTTGTTCGGATATGACTACAATGGACTTGGCGGCTTCAACCTGCTAGGAGAAGTGGTTTTGCTTGGAGAACTATCTAGCATCAGCTTAGATCGCCTGAAGGATATTGAAATAGATCAGTTCACCGGGCTACAGGATAAAAACTTGGTTGATATTTACGAGGGTGATGTTATTAAATGGTGCTTTGTTAACACTGGTGACCTGGATGAAAAAGAATATACGGAAGTTGTGGAGTGGAATGAATGTGGATTTTTTCTTGATGGAGGCGCACCATTAACGGTTGCTATGGACGACTGTGAAGTAATCGGAAACATACATCAAAACCCTGAGCTTATATGAGAACAGAATTTATCAAAGAACTAACAGGCCGATCTTTTGAAGATTACTCTAGTGCCGAGCTCGAAATACTTTTGGATGCTATCCGGTGCCGAATGGTTGAACTGGAAAAAAAAGGATGGGAACCTCTCGAAACTTATAACGTCTTGCAGCAATTCCGCACCAAGATAGTTGAGGCCAAGATTTTAGTTCTCCAAAGGGAAAAGGTTTTAAACGGGTAGGGTATGAAAGAGAAAATTGGATTATTGTGTATTGGGTTCATATCTGGATGTATTTGCATAGCCGCAATTATGTCAGGAATGGAAATCACGGAATACCAAAAAGCCGTGCGAGAAAGAGATGCGTATAATGAATTATACTTAAAATGTGAGCGAGATAAAGCTTACAAAGAAACAGAAGAAACGATTGAAGACATAAACAAAACCATTAGAAGTATACAAAAAGAATTAGGAATAAAGCAATGAAACTCCTCATCCTCCTTCGTCTCTACATCTTATCCAAAAGATCAGAGCATCCAGCACACAGAAAGATCTATTACAACGCTATTCAAGAGATACTAAACGAGAAAGAGTCGTTTGAATGGAAGGTGAAGGTGTTTAAATTGACGCAAGTTTGGCCTTTATGAATAAGCTTTATGACATGCTACAAGAGGCGTTTGAGGCCGGACAGGACCATGCTACTGACTACGAGCACGGATCAAGAGAATATTACCCTGATTTCAAAAAATGGGTCGAACAGAACCAAAAAGAAATTACAGAGCTTTACAACTTCATTAAAAAAGCCGCTGACATGGAGTCAAACGGCTTTCATTAACAGCCACTAAAAGCTATTATGCCTCTGGTGTTACTGGCGGCTCTGTTGGCGCGTCAGCGATAGTTCCTTCCAAATCTGTTTTAATCGCAGACAATGCGTCAGTGTTAGCGGTAAGTTTGCCAACAACACGATCAATTATTTCTTGTGATGCTCCGAGTTCTGCAAGTTGTGCGGCGAGATCAGCAATTTGAGCAGTCTGGTTGCTTATGGTTGTACTCAGTCCGTCAATTGCCGTTTGAATTTGTCCTTGCTCAGTATCAAGGGTGGTTTGTAAAGCTGCAATCTGCTCACTTTGTGCGTCCACTTGCGCTTCTAGGTCTGTCAATTTTGCCATGATTTCAGTTTTTGAGGTTAGAATTTCTTTTAAAATTTTGTCTGCTTTCTCATCCAAACCTTTCAGTTCTACATGGATATGCAGCTCTTTTATTTCGAATGTGATTAAGCTCATAGAAAGGCAATCTACAAATTTTAGTCCTACTTTGAAAACACTCTGTATGCAATGGTAAAACTCACGCCGAACAATGCGAAGTACAGCAATGCGTCAGACAACCAAGCCCCGAACACCGGCCTGTAGAATACAATGCTCAACGTGAGTAATATTTTAAAGCAGAACTGGAAAAAATGGTAAGAATCGGTAAACGTCACAAAGATCGTAGCCGACCCCGGAAATCTTTCCTTATGAAGGATCTTGAATAGCTTATAGTATCTGTTGTTGGGCGGTGCCTGTAATGGCTTCTTATACTTATTCAGCCACGATGCCGACCCGAACCAGCTTGCGGGGTCTTTTGACAGTTTTCCATGAATGGACATTTGTGATAATGTATAGAACACTACTGATAAAGCGAATAGAGGTAGCGAGATCATTTCTTATTCCAGATTACCAACTGAGTAATACAAGCCACAATAAACAAGGCTGCACACACACCATAAGCCCAGGGAAAGCCTGGATCAGGACCGTATAAACGGCCCGACACGTAGATAAACAACACCGCAAAGCCTGAGAAGCCAGCCATTAGCACAGATCCGAAATTCCATTGGCGGTTTTTCATGGTTTTGTTGGTGATGTCGGGGTTGGTGTACCTAGTGTTCCGTCTAAAGCATCGCTCTTATCAGTTTTGAAATCTATACTTTTTCTAAAATTTGACTTAGCCACACTCATCAGTTGAAGTATCATATAACTACCGGAAAAACCGACCAGAATAAATATTGATTTGATCTTGCCTAATATTCTCGGGTCCATATCCAGCCACTCGTCAGCAACAAACACAAGTCCGAACGAAGACAATGCGTCTACGATTAACGCCCACTTGTCGTCTTTTAAATAACCTCCTAGTGAAAATTGGAGATTGGCTACCTTATGATCAACCGCCAAAGATCTAACCTTAAAAGCGATGTGTATAATATTGCCGATAAGGCAAGCTATTACGCATTGGTAATATAGTTCGTGTGTCATATAGGCTTTAGTTTTTCTACCATCTTAATGCTTTCCAAAAGGCAATTTGCGATACTATTTTGACCCTCATCACTCAAAAGGAATCCCGCTTCCTTACGATTGTCAAAGAAAAGGTTCTCCACAAGCAACGCCGGGCAGTCCGTCTTTCTCAAAACGTAGAATTCCTCCTCTTTATCTGCATCTCCGTCCTTTTTATCCTCACGAAAGGGAATATTTGGGAACATTTTTTTATAAACATCGCAAAATATCTGTGCAATCTTGTCACTTTTTGTTTGGCCCTTGGAGGTGAAGATCTCAAAACCTGATCCGGCACCGGCATTTGAGTGAATTGACAGGAAAATACACCGTTTATCTTTCGCGTATCGGTTGTCTGCCTTCTGTACCCGCGTCTGTAGACTAAGATCGTCTACATCGTCAGAGATAATGTCGTATTCAATCTTCTCATGATCGAGCAACCTGGCTAATTTGTATGTGATCAGCCGGTTTATTACGCCTTCATAGATGATTGTGCCGTCCGGAAACTTGAACATCTTGCGCGGAGCGGTGACATAGTGGTCCTTTATCATACCCCCATGTCCTGCATCCAATAAAAACACGTAGTTGCTCATCTCCCTTGATATTTTTGTGATGGTTTTTTACCCACTCCTCCAATTGCTGCGTGATTAGTCCTGCTGAAGTAGAACCCAATCACAAGCGTGAAGGCCATTTTTATGGCCGCACTGTCAATCTTTTTTATCTCGCAATATAAGAAGGCTATAGTTACAACAATCGCCACAATCGCCTGTGTGTACTCCCAAATCATATTTATCTTCCGCTGACCCGCTGTTACTACGTCCTCTTGCTCTGTCGTGGTCGGGGGAAGGGATTTGGCTCTCACCTTGTTTTCCTCTTTTGAAGCTCTTTTATCTCCGCTGTGTGTATTTCTATGTCATCCGCATGGGTTTCCAGGATCACAGAGTGCCGTTCAAACCCTAAAACCAATTTATCAACTGTCACTTGAAGCTGTTTTAAGATCGCCGAAAGCTGATTGGCTATCAATCGGAACATAATTAATCCCGCCGCGAACAGAAAAACTATCGCCCAAATCAGTATTTGCTTATCAATGGCCTGCGCCGTCTTATAGATGTCTTGCTCCATTGTCTCTCATTGTTTGATACCGAAATACAACTAATCCAAAGATACAGGTCTTTACTACATTCCACGGAACGTCTTGCCAAAACCAACCCCTGTAGTATATCCGATACAAAATCAAATCCACAACCTCAATACAAAAATAAACGACATAAGCGAACCTATGCCGTGTGTTTGCTGGCCAGATCATAAATGAAAGCATTACCCCGGCGAGGATAATTTGCCCCACGTGTTCAAAAATGTGGTAGTAAAATACGTCTTTTGGGATATGCTGATAGTCATTCCCGAGAGGAAGGTAAACTACCTCCTTTGGATCGAACAGCTTAAACAGTACGCCGACTGCGTTAGCTAAAAATATTGCCCAAAGCCGTACCATTAATGAGGAGGCGGGAACGGAGCCGGTTTTCCAGAATTTTGCTTCATATTTCCGTTCACAGTGATGTTGTAGTCACCCGCGACGTGAATCGTGAAGTTGTAAATAATGTTTTGAGTGTAGTCTTCTGCCGGTTCTTCCTCAGTCAATGGTGAAACGGTCTTTGCTTTCAATTTCTTCAACATATCCAAGTATTTTATTGATCCTATTTATCACCTGTTTTATCATTATAATCCCCCAACTCACCCCCGATACAAACATAACCGCTCCTAGGAGACATAAGTAAACTGCAACTGTCGCTACGGCCTCCTGATGTGGTGTCATTTCATATTTTGTTTCCTAAATTTACGCTAACGGTTGAAACCTTCCCATACCTAGGTTTGCGATCCAACTGACTTCCGGGGGTTTTTGCTAGCGACATTGATGTCGTGAGCAAAATTATGGCTCCAATGTGAAGCTATCCAAGTTACAATTTCGGTTAGTTGTTAAGCTGATTGCCCCTGACCCTAGCCCCACAAAGTTAAATTTATCTGACGGCACCGGAGTTCCCCATCCGCCTGTGTGCTTCAAAGTAAACGTGCCTATTACGGTCGTTCCTGCCCTCACTGTGACCACCAAATTAGGAGGCTCGTTCGCTACTGCGTATTTAAAAGTAATCGATTTAAAGCCTGCTGCTGTCTGTGAGTAGTTCGCTACACCACCCTGGCCACCTGGAGAAATGTAAGTACCTCGATTAGTGACGTTCGTGCTTGTTGGTAGGAAAGTTTCAGCCTCTACGGTTACCGGTTTGGGCGTTGGGGGGTCTACTGGGGGAATAGGTGTCGCCGTATCGCGAATGGTAAAATCCAGCACTAATGTTTTACTTTCGAAGAGTAATTTATACAGTTCATCCCCTTGCGTGAGCGTTCCCTTTTGACCTGCTTTTAAAACCAGATCCTTTGAAACATAATCTTTGTCGTCTCCTGATGGATCGGAACGGAGTTTTACGGATTGAGCCGCCAACCTCCCCGCTGTCGCGAGAAGGAACAGGGCTATGGTGAGCTTAATGATGGTGTTATTCTTCATTGTCTTTTTTGGCTGGTTGTTTCGCTGCTTTAATACTGTCCCGCTTTACTTGTGCCTGAACTCGTCTCATTTCAGTTTCCATGCGTCTTATTTCCGCTTTGTACTTTTCCGCAATCTGTTTACGTGAATCCGCGTTCTCTTTCGCAGTGTCAGCTTTGTGGTAGGTGCTTTGAGCGAAAATTGTTCCGCTTACCAGCATTAAAAGGATTACTATTAAGTTTTTCATAATATAAATATAGTTCAAAATCCACAACCCGGAACCCAGGCAGTTACCCCAAATTGATACCCTCCAATCGTGACGCCGCTGCCAGGAGTAATGCCCGGAACTACAACCCCTGCGTTTATCGCTGCGCTCCCTGACTGCACTTGATATTGTCTGCCATCATGTGCACTGAACCCTCCAACAAAATTGGGGTTCGATGTTAAATTATTCGAAGCTGCACTTCCTGGCGCACAAGAAGGATCTCCATTACACCAATTCAACCCGCTCCGGGCAATGTTATTGCGTATAACATCACGCGCGCCGTCCGTATAATTTATATATGATGCCGTCTCTGCTGTGTCCCACGTGTTGTTTAAAAATGAGCTGGCCGGTACGCTACCACCGGTTTGATGGAAAACAATTCCGTTTGTATAGTTCACTGTTCCCCAACCTATGTTGTAATAAAATGTGACCGGCCCCATATACTGGTCGCCATAGTGTGAAACGATCTGCGCGCCTTTATCTCCTCCCGCAGCTCCTTCTGTGAGTGCATTGAAATGATGCCACCAATTATGATGCACAATCGTTCCGTCAGTTCTAACGCCTTGGCTACCGTATAGAAGAGAACCATCAGAACTGATGAGTCCGCCTTCGCCAAAGTTGTTCCAGGCAATGACCATATCGTTATGTGTATCACTGGCCTGGTTACCGTAGTCAATCGCAGAACGTCCGAAAATTTCACCGGTATTATCTGTTATTCTTACTCTCGATTGTCCGGCCCATGGGCGTACAAAGGCTCCGTAGTTACCTAAATATGAAATTGCGTGTGCATGGTTATTATGAATGTTATCATCATTGTATCCCCAAATTGCTGTGCCTTGGCTGTTGGTTATGTAAAGGTTTCTGAATTCATTATTTCCACCTGTCACCTGAAATCCGGAATACGCATCGAGTCCTAGATTTTGATTACCTGCAAACATACCGTGATATGGATAGGCCACAGTTGCATAAGTGAGTGTGTCAGTTGTTTCCGATGGACGACCGTCATAAATCATATGATCTGTATTGGTTCCAATCACCCCGCAACCAAATAACTTGATACCTCTGATGGTTATGTAATCCTTGCCGTTAAAATCGATTCCGTTATTAAATTTCTTGTACGTTATATTGGTCGGTGATGATGTGGCGTACACGTATAACACACCTCCTGAATAGTAAAACTCTCCTGGGTAATCTAGTAATCCGAGTGCCCCCCAAAGAAAATACCTTTTATGAAAATCTGATCCTGATTCAAAACCAGCACCTAAGGTTAATGTCGTTCCGGATCTACTTGAAATCGGTGCTGATTTTGTAATGAACCATCCTGATGAAGTGGCCGCCGCGCCTGTGTAGTCAATCGTCGGTATACCCGTGTCAGAAATAGTAGAGTTTGTAAATGTAGTTGTGTTGCCGTCATCCCTCCATTTTGAGCGGTCAAATAAATCATCGTATGAATCAATATTAGGCCATCTGGCTTGAATCATTGCGACACCATTGTCCCACACTTGGTTATTTAAAAGTGTTGTGTTTGTAGTTATTGCCGTTATCCATTGTGCCGATTGTGGAAGCGTGATTGTTTTCTTCCACACGTTAGTACTGTGTAATGTCCATCCTGACGAACCGGCATCATCAGCGCCAGAAATAACAACTGTAGCCCCTGATGCGTTTTCAAAGACTATTCTGTTTAAAGCGGTGCCGGATGTGGCCATTAAAATAGACTCTCTATAAGTCTCAGTTTGTCCGCTTGTTCCTATTATGCACTTTCCACCTGGTTGTACAACATCTGCACACTTCTGACAAGTCAAAAAGGGCTGTGAGTTTGTTCCTGCGTTACCGTCTGACCCTGATTTCTTAACGTAATAATTTCCGGGTACTGTTGGTGTTCCTCCACCCCCATTTCCGACCGTTGTTAAAATAAGCTGCCCGAAGGAGCAGAAGGGGAAGAGAAGGAAGAGTAATATTTTCATAAAAAGTTTTTAGTTAGCCGCTGGACCCCACCATGAACCAGTACCGATTTTTGCAGTTATGTCACCCGTGCCTCCACCTGCCCCGCCAGCCGTTCCGGTGATCTTTAAAATATTTGTGTTCGTGAAGGTTAATCCGGTCAAGTCCGTCTCTGTCGTATAAATTGCTGTGCTTGCTCCTGGCGTGCTGATCTTAACAGTTGATCGGGCAGTGCTTGCGCCGGTTCTTATGATCAAGACCTCGATATTCCAACCACCAGTGGCAGATATTGTCAAGGCTCCAGTATCTCCAATTGTAGTTCCTGCGAACAAAACTTTAAGTTGGCCTGTAGCGGTTATATCGCTGAATGTACCCGCATATTCAGCTTTAATCTTTTCACCGTTGGCTGCTAAAGTACTCGCAGGTGTGGTGTATGAATAAAGATCCGTTTCCCCGGTACCTGTATTTGAAGCGTCAGCAAAATTATCGAATACCGTTCCACCTTGTGCGTACCTCAAAGCACTGGCCTTAGTTTCGTAATGAGAACCGTTATATTCGTGCGTGGCCGCTTCTGCTGTTGTGAGTATTGTACCAGACGTATACTTTAATGGTGCCGTGTTCGCAGTAGCGGTACCGGCTGGTAATTGAAGACGTGCCGTAGCTGTCGTACTTGCATTTCCTATGTTGACTCTACCTGATGCCGATATATTCATTTGTACTGTTCCTGTCCCAGCACTATATGTACTTAATAAAAACTTAGCAGAATTATCTGCACCGTCTCTAACAAATCCCAACGAACCAGCACTGTTATCCACTGCATCTGTATCCCTATTCTGAAAAAACAATAATCCACCAAACCCATCAGCCATCGTGCCCGTAGATATAGCTTTTATTATAGATGAAGCAAATGATGTATTTGTATTCGCTACCTGTCTCTGCATTGCATAAGCACTGCTGTTACCATTACCAAAAACCAGATCGTTTACTCCCACCAGAGCGGAAAATGTAATAGAGGATTCGAATAAGTTTGACGCAATAACATTATTATCAGACGTAGAGGATGTCTTGACAGCTACGTCAGAAACTCCAGCAAGAAACGTATTACCAATAACCGTGTTATAAGATCCCGCCGTAAGCAATATATACCTGGAAGGAGCAGCAGCGTATGGGTCATTGCTTGCTGTTGTATGTAGGTTTGCAACGTTAAAAAAGTTGTCAGTTATCTTATTATAGAAAGAAGTTGTCGAAAAGATTATCGGTGTTATAGCGTTTGAAATAAAATTGTTGTTGCTGATAATTGAAGGTCTGTATTGATCAGCAACAGTAGAGTAAATAATAGGTCCCCAGTTGTGATTAAACTGGTTATTAGAGATCTGCATCTTACCGTTATTGGCCGCACCGCCCTCCATGTGAATTCCGCCCCCATGATCAACACCACCCCACCTTCCAAGGGTACCGGTAAATTGACACTGCGACACAAGCCCATTCGCTCCGTTATAGCTCCATATGCCACAGTTAATATTACTAAAGCTACACCCCGTAATTTTATAGTATTCAACTGCGTCGTTAAGATACAATCCAATGCCTTTCGCTGTGTTCGAATTGTAGTCGAATGATGAGGAGCCTAGAACATTAAAAAATTGACAGTTTAATATAGTCGGTCCTGGAACCCTATAATCAGAAATAGTAAATGTGGGTGAATTAGCAAGCTTCAAACCTATATCATTTTCATCTTCAAAATTGAAAAAACTACAATCTTGAATTATTGTCACCCCCATAACCCCATCAATATCAATACCTGTAGTATTTGCGGCTACGTTATTCAAGTCCATGTTAAGCCCTCGTATAGCGACCCCGGCAACGCCATCAATATCAATCATAGCAACGTTAGTGCTTGTTCCATTCACAAGGTTTGCCCCCTCAGAATAAATCCTAACGCGGTTCATATTAAATATTACAATAGGACTGGACACTGTGTACACTCCGGCCGGGAACCAAATATTAACATCTGAACTTGCAGCTAGTCCAGCTAAGTATGTTTGAAGAGCTGCCACGGTTGAGACAACGTAAAAGTTACTGTAGTTGCCCTGCTTCAATGCCAAAGCATCAAAAAGTACATCTTCGCTTGGAGATGTGGTAGTTACCCCGTTGGTGATTGTCTGCGTGGTGACCGTCAAATTTCCGGACCCTAAAATCGAAGTGCTATTAACAGTCTTGATGTTCGTTCCTGAAACTAAGGCCGCTTGTTTCTCTGCATCCAGTTCCGCGTTAGTCGCGGCTTGGTTGGTAGCCGCCAAATTTCCGGCAGGTGTGGTCACTACGTTGGCTGCTGGAATTGATCCGGTAGTTACCGTTCCTAAAGTCGTTATCGAAGTTTGGCCTACGTAAGTAGCCGCGATGTCAATTGCGGGAGTTGTACCCCCTGATGACGTAATCCTGTTTGTTGTTCCTGTTACCGCCGTTACCGATCCACCGCCAGCCTCGGCCGCAACCTCTGCAATAGCGGCTTGTACATCCGTTGCCGAAACTGTTCCACCTGGTGTAAATGGCACTTCTGAAGCCACCGGAAAGGTTAAAACAGGATTCGCCGGGTCAGTGTTGTCAACCCCGTCACCGGTTACGCTTTCAACTGTACCGGAACCCCCTCCGCCACCACCGATAGAATAATCCCATTTCCCTGATGCTTTATGAATGAAGATCATGTAAGCATCCTTAGTAGTCGAGATTACCGGCGTGGCATCTTGGAAATCACATCCTGAACAAACCACAGTGATCATTCCAGTGGTGTCAGGCTTGGCAACAAGCTGGGCTCCTATTGGAAATCCTGTCGCCTCACTGATCGTAAAGGTTACCCCTGTTAAAGAAGTCGTTTGAACGATCTTCGTGTTGGCATCTGCAAGTTCGAATGTCGTGCCCCCGCTTACTGTTCTATAAGTATAGTACCTGTTCGCGCTCTGACCGAAAGCCAGCGAGGTGATAAGTAGAAGAAATGGTATGAGTAATTTTTTCATATAATTTTCCAGTCTGATAATGTGTTCCCGGGAGAATTTACGATCGCCTTTAAGATGGTCTTATCCCCGCTGCCTATTGCAATCCCTCCCGGAAGTCCTGCAGTCGTTCCTACAGTCACTAGCCATTCGTCGCCAGCCGATATGGCCCCTGCTGTTCCCGATCCACCTGAAGAAGGATAGGCATCTCCTGAGGCGTCATAGTTGCCCCGGAAGTGCTCCGCTCCTCCTGCACCCCCGACAACCTCAGCGGCGGTTATTTTTTTATTCAAACCCCCTTGTACGACTTCAAAAAGCTCTGCGCCTGTTAAAGCTGTCGCGGTAGCTAGTTCGCTGATCCTTGCATTTGCCATTATTCTAAAAGTCTAAATCCACCATCTTCTAAAAGTCTATAAAATCCGTCTTCCAATAGTCTGAAACTCTCATTCGCAGGAGTCGAGCCGTTCACCTTAAACCGGTTTCTATTGCACAGTCCAGTCCGCACCTTGCCGGTGTTTATTTTCTGTCTGTTCGATATGCAAAGCCCTACTCTCATTTCACTTTCAGTACTCCAAACATTAACGCGATCTCATAACCCCCGCTCTGAACGTAGCCCATTTCATACCAGTAGTTGCCGTTGTCCTCGAAAGTCATATCCAGCACGCTAAAGTTCATCACAAGAGCGGATCCGTTCTGCGTCAAGACCAAATTTTTGATCAACGTCCCGATTCTTTCGTTATAAACCCGGAAATATCCTGAGCTAAACCCAGGAAAATCAAAGTCTACCTCCTCTTCCTCTAAATCATCGTCACAATCATCGGTAAAGAATTCAGTTTCACGTGAAACCACTGCTTGCCGGTTGAAAATAACCAGTTCTTGTTCCCTGCCATCGAATAAATTATGTCTAATCATGGCAGCGGCATTTATATTTATGTTCGCACTTGTGTTTGTTCTTCACCGCACTGATATGAAACGCATTTCCAGTAACTTTTTTGTTACAGGAGTACGGATAAAGTGGATAGTCGGCGTAATGGTTATTTAGATAGTCTAAGAGCAGTTGTTTATAGTACGCTGCCTGGTATTTAGCATCCTTCGTAAGGATCGCCATCTGAATATCTGTCGCCGCCGTACTGTTCTCCTCGGTATGCACTCTAAATCCTGCCCGAGTCTTTTTAAAGTTCGCCTTAGGAACCCAAAATTCATGCGTCTGCCAGGCCACATATTGTTTTACGTAAGGATCAAAGAGTGATTGATATACCACTGTCGTAAACGGGGTGCCTACCTTGTATTCTAAAATGAAAGCCTGGTAAAACTCGTCTCCCATTAACATGCGCAAGGTTTCTTGGGCGCGGTGGATCAGGTGAGATACTTCTTTATCCGGAAGGTTCTCGGGCATATCACTCGTCT